TAGTTTAACAATCGTGATGCAACGTATTGATAATTTGGTCTTTCTTCGTTAATCAAATTAGCTGCCGCTTCAATCAACATCTTGTGAATATCTTTTGAATTCATTCCTTCGAAGAATGATAGATGTGCATTCATAGCAACCTCTTCAAAACCAACACCTTTAATGTCTTCCGTTGCCCATTGTAAAACCTTATTGATTTTGTCTGCATTGAACTTCTCGGTCTTACCGCTGCGTTTCTTAATAAAAATTTCTTTGTTCATAAAATATATTGGTAAAAAATAACTATTCTTTAATAGTCTATTTGATAGATGTTGAGACTAACTTTTTTAAAGTTTTTTTTGACACTTTTTTTATAGTCTCAACTATGAATTACTTCATTCTCCATCGTCATCAGAGCTACTATGTGCATTCCATTTGTTTTTCAACAACTTCTTGACTTGATTTTCACCATTCATCATTTCATTTTGAAGTGCCAAACCTTCTCTAGATGATTCAGAATAAATCTCAATCTGACCACAACCAGCATTCATTTTACTTGGGAAAGTCAAACCATCTGGACCAAATCGATTCTTAATTACGTGGAATCGAGCTGTATTACTGACTTTATCATTAACCTTACGGCTTAGTGACATAACAAAGTCAGCGGTCATGATCTTACGATAACTATCTGAAATGTTGTTAGCTTGAATGATGTCTTCTTCCATAGCCGCACGATTACTTTGAGAAGCACTCCAAACTGGAACTTGTAATTCACCAGCTACAGCACGAAGTTCTTCATAAATACCACCGGCTTCTTGATAACTATTGCTGTTACGATCACTATTGATTGGACGTAGAATGTCTGCGTAGTCAACAATGATCATATCTACCTTAGTACCCAACATAGCCAATCTTTCACAATGAGCTTTTAAGCTGTGAGCTGATACAGTCTTGATTGGGAAGTACTTAATAATTAGTTTACCAGGCACTTGTGAAATCTTCTCACGGACCGTTGAAATATTGTTACGAATATTTTGGAAATCAATTCCAGTAAAACAACTATCATAACGTAGACCCACATAGTTTTCATTCAACTCAAGAGTGAAATGAACTACGTTTTTACCTTGTCTCATTGCTTCGGCACCAAGCTTGCTCAATACCCAAGACTTACCACTACCAGCACAAGCTGTAATGATACCAAGTTCGCCAGGTCCAAGACCACCATCCATCAAACCATCAATAACTTCCCAATTGGTCTTGATTGCATTACGAGCCATTACGGTCATTCGTTTTTCAACATCTTCACTATAATCATGACCGATGTTACGTTCCATACCAGCTTTTAGAGCTTCATCAAACTTGGTCTTGATTTTCTCGTATTGACCAATCTTCAAATAGTCAACACTCTCCATGATTGCGTTCTTTAGTTTCTGATTGATACAGAACTCAAGAAACTCTTCTTTGATGAATTTTAGATCACCATCGTTCATCTTTTGATAAACGAGCTTTAGGTTGTCAACAATGCTCTTTTTAAGCACTTCATTTGTAACAACTTCCAACTTAATCTTAAACACATTTAGTGTTGGAAGATCACGATATTCGTTAAAGTACTTGATACTTTCTTTAACGATCCATTGATGTGCATCACTTTCAAAGAAGTCTGCTTCTACGATGTCACTAATACGTTCAATAAAAGGTCTATCGGATACAAGACCAGAGATACACTTAACTTGAAACTCACTTCCAAACTTCTTCAAGTTATCAATAATATGTTTTTCGCTCATTATATATTCTTTCTATGTTTTGTTAATACTACTCCACCAGTCTACACCCAAGTGTGTAGATTCCAACTTATTTTATAATTTATCGGTTTTACAATACGAAACTATTGAGTTTGCCCCAAGTTTCATTCAACCATACCATATAATTTGGTAGGTTACTCCACATTTTATCCTCAGTGATAAGTCTGCTGAATGTCATCTTATCAATCTTAGGAACTTGTTTCTTAATTATTTCTTCTATTCTCAACTGAGTAAATGATTGAATGCATGTATTCTTCAACTGCATCAATTCATAATTACGTTCTAATAGAAGTTTATTATCTAACACACGTTCATAAATCTTATACTTACTCTTATAATTTTCAGAGTAGTTATAGATTTCTTGCATTGTTATTTGTTTATCTTCACCCAAAAATGGATATGCCTGTAGGACTCTTTTAATTCCAACGCCATCTAGGCCAGGAATATTATCACTGACATCACCTTCCATAATTCTGTAATAGATGAAATTATTGCAGGTAATGCCATACTCATCCACTATTTCTTTACAACCAAAGATTTTTTTCTTGACAGGACTCCAGATCTTAACTCGTTCACTTGCCAATTGTAAAAAGTCTTTGTCTGTAGACATGATAGTTACATTACTATCTTTGAATGTGTCTTCAGCTAAATAAGCAATTGTGTCATCTGCTTCAATATTATCAATAGCCATTACAGTTACTGGTAATACTTCAAGATAACTTACCAATCTCATCAATTCAATTTGAAGATTCTTTTGTTCAAGTTCAGACGAACTTAATTCTTCATATGTTCTATTGAACTTAACCTTGGTCTTACGTCCTTTTTTGTAATCAGGATAAATCTTACGTCGTTTTTGTGAACCACCTGTTCCATCAAATACAACGATAACTCTAGTTGGATTAATTAATTTAATTGCATAACCAATACTCTTAAGGAATCCAGCAATTCCTCCGGTATGCATTCCGTCATCATTCATCGATGGTACTGCCATAAATGAACGAATAAAGGTGTTTAATCCATCGACTAAGAGGATGTCGGAGTTAGTAGTTTTTTGAATACCACTATCGCCGACACCCCCTTTTACGTTCTCAAAAAGAGAGAACAGTCTTTGTTTTTCACTGGAAGTGAATCCACTCATTGTTCTTCGCCAGCGTCACCTTCGTCTGTTGATACTTGTGCATCTTCAACGATTTGACTATTTGGATCTTTATATTTCATAATACAAGCATCACAAATCTTCAAGTAAATTTCTTCCTTTAGATTTGAATCCGATTGTAGTGTTGAAATGAAGTCTTTTGATTGAAACTTCCATTCAGTACCATCATTCTTTTGATAGGTATAGTAAGCGCCGCCTTGTTTAACAAGACCAGCATCTTTCATAACCTTTATCCAACTACTAAAGTCAGCGATTCCGCTGTCATAGTAGATATCAAAAGCAGCCTGACGTTGTGGTGGACCCATACGATTCTTGATAACAACAGCTTTACACTCATTACCAATAACCACTTCACCCTTCTTTAGTTTGCCTGTATTGTTTAGACGAACACGTACACTACAATGATATGCTAGAGCCTTACCACCACTTACTACGTACTTGTCACCAAATGCCATAGCATTTAGATTCTGACGTAGTTGGTTAGTAAAGATCAACAATACTTTCTGACGACCAATCATGTTGGTAATCTTACGCATTGCCTTACTGATAATAATTGACTTACCAGTAGCATAACCATCTTTACCATGATCACTTTCCAATTCTGCTTTTGTAGAAGCCGCTGCGACAGAATCAACAATGATTGTCAATAGCAAATCAGGATAATCCTTACGAATGAACGTGATTGCTTTTTCAATTCTGTCGAAAATATCTTCAACGGTTTCAGCCTGAGAATACATCAACTTGCTTTTAGCCAAGTCAACTCCCAAGCTCTTCCAGAATTCTCTGGACTCAGAATTTTCTGTGTCGATGAAAAGTGCTTTACCACCTTTTCTTTGTGTGTCTGCAACAATATGTGCGCAAACCAAACTCTTACCAGTGCCTTCAAGGCCTGTTAATTCAACAATACGTCCAACTGGCAAACCGCCATGAGGACGATTACTGATCGCTAAATCAAGCATTGATGAACCAGTGCTAACCCAATCACTAATTGATGATGGATCTTCTTGTTCATCCAAGAAAAACGCAACCTTACCACCTTCTTTGTTGGACTTGTTGAGTTCATCTGCCAATCTCTCTAGGAGATCATCTTTTTCCGTAGTTTTCTTTGCCATAACGTATATAACTAGAAAGCCGGTGGGGTATAAAAACTCCACCGGCTTATTTTTATTTTTTAGGAGTTGAACAAATCATCAAACGCTTTGTTAACATCATCACTTGCTCCAGCCTTAGCCTTAGCTGCGGTTGGGGATGCTGTTACAGCAGCTTTTGGTGCTGTTGCCGTCTTTCCAGCGGTTGAAAATGGAGCTTCATCATCTGCATCGGTTGCGGTTGCAGCCACAGCAGGATCAGCAGCAGTTTCATCTGGATTTAGCCACTTATCCATAACATCCTTGAGTTCTTCATAGGATAGTTCTGGGAATAGATCCAAGATGTTAACTTGAGACTTGAGAGCATCAAGTAGACTTGAATTATTTGGATCTACAGCAACACTGGTGTTTGGCTTAACACGAATGTTGGTTTCTGGGAAACTCTTGCCTGATTCGTCACCAGTCTTGAATTCCACAACGATGTCACGACCACTTGTTAGATCGGTAATATCACCGAAATCAGGATCGCTGATGATGCTTAGAAGTTCTTGGTAAACTTGCTTACCAAATCCCCAGAACTTTACACCTTCTCCCTCTTCACCACGAACGATGACAGGAGCAAAAGTACGCATCTTGGGTTCCATCTTCTTACCCATCTTCCACTCTTCCTTATCGCCGGTCTTCTTCAAACGATTTGAAAACTCAACGATTGGATCTGGACGACCAAAACTATCTGGACTCAAATAACTCTTACCATTTAGGTTATAGTGAAACTTGAGTTCGATAAAAGGATTATCTGGAGCATACTTGTAGGGTACAATACGAACAACTTGCTTACCAGGCTTTGGCTTCCAAATTAGATTGGATTTCTGGTTTGTGTTTGAAAGCGAGTTCAAACGACTCTTTAGCTTACTAATGTCTAGTCCCATAATTATTTATTTATTAATTGTTTAATTGTTAATTAGTTAATTCTTAATTCACTTAAATCAAGATGTAACCAACTTGAATCACTCTATACTAGGTACAGAGAAATGTCAAGCGTCATGTAATATATATCAAATAGAAACAATATTAAATAATTTTAATGGAACGATTTTAACCCCGATTTCATTGGTTAAAATGATACTATCTTTGTACAAATCCCAGTTCAATTGGAAGTTTTTATCAAACACTCCGTTGTTTTCATCTGCTATTAATTTATTCATCGCATTTAGTGTATATAGAGTATTTGTTTGTTTTTTTCTATGTACACCTATTGTGCCAGGATACTTCAATTTGTTATCAAAATTCTTAATGATATTGAATGTCAAATATACTTCCCGAAGATTCTTTTCATTAGCAAAAACAAATATACGATTGTCTATCAAAGTATACGTCTGTTGTACTCCTTGTATTACAGATTGATATTTTTGGCTATCTGTAAATGTACAGAGTAGTTGTTTTTGTTCGTTCATAATTTAATTGATGT